CTGTTAAGTATCTAACAGAGGCCACCGAGTCGGGTAAAAAGAACCTTTACATTGAAGGTGTTTACCTAGTAGGTGATGATGTAAATAAAAATAATCGTATGTATAAAATGAGTACACTTCGTAATGAAGTTGCTCGTTATGACAACGAATATATTAAAACAAATCGTGCATTGGGTGAACTCGGTCACCCTGATACACCAACAATTAACTTAGAGAGAGTGTCCCATAAAATTGTTTCCCTTGTTGAAGATGGAAATACATTTCGTGGTAAAGCACTCATTCTTGATACACCTTATGGTCAAATCGTTAAAAACTTCATTGAAAACGGTGTGAATCTTGGCGTGTCTTCAAGAGCTCTTGGTTCTGTAACTATGACCAAAGAAGGTTATAACTTAGTCCAAGACGACCTTAAATTGGCAACAGCGGCTGATATCGTGGCAGACCCGTCTGCTCCAGGTGCTTTTGTTAATGGCATCATGGAAAACAAAGAATGGATGTTTGTTGAAGGAACGTTCGTAGAACAAGACTTCGATTACACCAAAAAGCAAATTCAGAAAGCATCAAGTCAACAAATTGAATCTGTTGCTTTTAAACTATTTGAAGCTTACCTCAGAAAACTTTAATTTTATAAATAAGAAATCATAAGGAGATTCCTAATGTCAAACAACAAACTAATGGAAGCAGCAGCCGACATTCTTGCTTCCGGCAAGGGTAAAAACGCTATGCCCCAAGAAAAACTTGCTGATAGTTCAGTCGTAGATTTGGGTGGTCCAACGCCAACCAATTCGAAGCCTGATGACGACAGCAATAAAATTGATGCAACCAAAGCAGCTAAATCTGCTACTGCACCAACTAATAAACCTTCTGATGCATCAGCAGATACACAGAATAAAACAATGAAAGAAGACATTGATGCTTTATTTGCAGACGATGCCACTATTTCAGAAGAATTTAAATCAAAGGTTTCTACAATTTTTGAAGCTCGTGTCAATGACCGTGTAACTCAAATTGAAGAAGAAATTGAAACAAGATATGCCGGCATGCTTGAAGAAGCTGTTGAAGCTGTCAAAACTGACTTGACCGAAAAGGTAGATGATTATCTATCATATGTTGTTGAGCAGTGGATGGAAGAAAATGCTATTGCTATCGAAACAGGACTTCGTGCTGAATTGACCGAAGACTTTATCGCTGGCTTGCGTAATCTATTCGCAGAACATTATATTGATGTTCCTGCCGAAAAGGTTGACCTTGTTGAGGAACTTGCTGGTAAAGTTGAAGAACTTGAAGGTAAACTCAATGAAGAAATCGAACGTGGTGTAGGCTTTGCTAAGGCATTAGTTGAATCACGTAAAGTTGAAATTGCTCGTGAAGTTACTGAAGGACTCACTGCTACTCAAGCCGAGAAAATCAAATCACTCGCAGAGGGTGTAGAATTCTCCACAGAGGACGAATACAAATCTAAGCTTGAAACTGTCCGTGAAAATTACTTTCCTTCTGGTACCAAAAAGGCTTCAGAAGACCAACTGAACGAACAATTCGAAGACACAGAAAGCGAAAAGAAAGCAGTTATTGCTGACCCATTCGTTGCTGCTGTTTCTCAGGCAATTTCAAAAACAAAAGCTTAATTAGTAAAACTCTAGGAGATTAAAAACATGTATTTGTCCGAATCATTACAAAAAAAATGGGAAGGCGTATTAGACCACGCTGACCTCCCAAAAATTACCGACCCTTACAAGCGTGCGGTAACAGCAGTTATCTTGGAAAACCAAGCAACTGAAATGCAGAAATCAGGAATGATGACTGAAGCTGCACCAACAAACTCTGCTGGTACAAACGGTTTCTCTGGTGGTTCTACTGCTACTGGTCCTGTTGCAGGTTTCGATCCAATCCTTATCAGTTTGGTTCGCCGTTCACTACCTAACCTAATCGCATACGATATCTGCGGCGTTCAGCCAATGACTGGCCCAACAGGCTTGATTTTCGCAATGCGTTCAATGTACGGTACTGACCGTGTTCCATCAAGTGGTGTTGAAGCGTTCTTCAATGAAGCAAACACTGGATTCACATCTAACGGTGCACCTGCACAAACCACATTGGCAGTTGGTGCTGCTGCTGCTAACACATTCGTTGGCAATGCTGCTGCTTTATTGGGCCACACTACTGCTCAGGCAGAAGATAATCCTTTCCAAGAAATGGGTTTCTCAATCGAGAAAGTTACCGTTACTGCTAACACTCGTGCATTGAAGGCAGAATACTCAATGGAATTGGCACAAGACTTGAAAGCAGTTCATGGTCTTGACGCTGAAACCGAATTGAGCAACATTCTTTCTGCTGAAATTCTTGCAGAAATTAACCGTGAAGTTGTTCGTACAATCTACGGTACTGCTGTAACAGGCGCACAAATCGGCACTACAACTGCTGGTACTTTCAACCTTGACACAGACTCTAACGGTCGTTGGATGGTTGAAAAAGTTAAAGGTCTTGCTTTCCAAATCGAACGTGAAGCCAACGCTATTGCGAAGACAACTCGCCGTGGTAAAGGTAACATTATGATTTGTTCATCAGACGTTGCATCTGCTCTTGCAATGGCTGGTATCCTTGACTACAACTCTGCTCTACAATCACAAGTTAACCTAACAGTTGACGACACTGGCAATACATTTGCTGGTACATTGTTCGGCCGTATCAAAGTGTACATCGACCCATATTTCACTGCAACCGGTTCTAACGAATTCGCAGTTGTTGGTTACAAGGGTTCTAATGCATATGACGCTGGTTTGTTCTACTGCCCATACGTTCCTCTACAAATGGTTCGTGCAGTTGACACAACTACCTTCCAACCAAAGATTGGTTTCAAGACCCGTTACGGTATGGTTGCAAACCCATTTGCACAAGGTACTACACAAGGTTCAGGCGCTCGCACTGTGTTGACAAACAACTACTACCGTGCGTTCAAAGTTGCTAACTTGATGTAAGCAAAAAAAATCACCGTTAAGAGTGATATTTAAAGACCACCTTCGGGTGGTCTTTTTTTTTTGGCTATATAAATACCAATACTATGAGCGCACTTACTAGAAACCCACAGAATCCAAACTTTCTTCAACCGAATAAGTTTCAGTTGAATTTTAGTCGGGTTCCAAATATACAATACTTTTGCCAATCAGTTGGCATTCCAGGTATTTCTTTATCAGAAGTTCCACATAATACACCGTTCGTTGACCTTTTTGTTCCAGGCGAAAAGGCAATTTACGATATGTTGAACATAACATTTTTAATTGATGAAGAAATGAAATCATGGATTGAGATACATGATTGGATAAGAGCAATGACTTTCCCAACCGAATTTGAAGAATATCAAAGATTGGGACAACTCAACAAAAACGTGTCATTGAAAGTATCAAAAACACCACAATATTCTGATGCCACAATTACATTACTTTCATCTTCAAATACACCATATTTTAGATTTAAGTTTTATGATTGTTTCCCTACCTCGGTATCATCTTTTGTCATGGCATCTACCGATAGTCCTGATGGCGGCGCAATGACTGCCGATGCCACATTCAGGTATAGTTACTATGATATTGAAAAATTATTTTAAAACCACTTGACAAAGTGGTTTAATTCGTGTAACCTCTTATAAGGAGGATTTGTATTATGAAACAACTTGATGAACTATTGGAAATGTGGCGCAAAGATGCCGACATTGACCGCACCGAACCCGGTAAAGCCCTACTTGATATACCTAAACTTCATAGTAAGTATTTGAACATACTTTCTAGGCATCGTCTATTGTCCAAAGAAGCTGAGTTTAAATATAGTAAGACCAAAAAAATAAAATGGGAATACTATACAGGCAAACTGGATGATGATACGCTAGAGAAACATGGATGGGAACCATTTCCATTTGTGTTGAAATCCGATATCACTACATATTTGGAGAGTGATGAAGATATGAACAAGTGTTTGGCACAGAAAGCTATGCACGATGAAATTGTTGATATCTGTCAAAGCATAATGAAAGAGTTAAACTCTCGGACATTCCAACTGAGAGATTATATAGCATGGGAACGATTCATTCAAGGTGTCTGATTTAAAACTACATAAAAAGAATGAAGCATATATTCAATTCGAGTGTGA